TTCATTAGCTTGAATAAAATCAAAAACAAATCAAGAGGGTTATCATGGCGCATGGTGGGTTTAGGCCAAACGCTGGACGGAAAAAAGGATCATTAAACGCAAAGACGCAAAAAATAGCAGAGCGTTGCTTTGAGGAAGGCATAACGCCGTTAGAGTATATGCTCAACGTTATGCGCGATCCAACACAGGAATTTGATACTCGCATGGATGCCGCTAAAAGTTGCGCTCCATATATGCATCCTAAATTAGCCAGCGTGGAACAGAAAGTTGAAGCAGAGGTAAACGGAACAATCTATGAATGGCTCACAGGAACAGTGGCAGACATTGGGCAAAGCGTGGCAGACGAATCCAGCGATGTTCGTGGAACAAGCGTTAGGGGCAACGCCAGAGATATGGCAACAGGAAGCACTGTTAAGTCTATGCACTAATGACCGCATAGCGGTACGGTCAGGACACGGCGTAGGAAAGTCAGCATTTAGTGCTTGGGCTATCCTTTGGTGGATGTATACCAAATCACCAGCAAAGGTTGCTGTGACGGCTCCTACAAGCCACCAGCTACAAGATATTCTGTGGTCAGAACTTGCGACATGGCACAGGAAAATGCCCAAAGAGTTGCAAGAGTTATTTGAATTGACTGCAACACGATTTTATCTGAAAGCCCAGCCTGATACATCGTTTAGTGTGCCAAGGGTAAGCCGTCCAGAGAAGCCAGAAGCATTCCAAGGTTTTCATAGTGACAACATGCTGTTTATCATCGATGAGGCATCTGGGGTCGATGATGTTATTTTTGAGGTCGGCCAAGGAGCGATGTCAACCAAGGGCGCAAAGACGCTGATGGTGGGCAACCCGACAAGAACCAGCGGCTATTTTTACGATGCTTTTAACAGCCATAGATCAAAGTGGTGGACAAAGCGTGTCAGTTGCGAAGACAGCACAAGGGTCGATCCATCGTTTATAGATGAAATGGCGTACAAATATGGCGTTGACAGTGCCATCTACGCTGTGCGTGTGCTTGGTGACTTCCCAGAACAGTCTGATGACGCAATTATTTCTTTATCGCTTTGTGAAGCGGCAATAAGGCGTGACGTTGATGTATTAGAAGGTCAGCCAACATGGGGCGTTGACGTTGCCAGATTTGGCGATGATGCAACGGCATTAGCAAAGCGCAAAAGGAACACATTGCTAGAACCTGTGAAAAGCTGGCGCAACAAATCTGTAACTCAAGTAGCAGGGATCATCATTGACGAATATTTGCAAACAGCAGTTTCAGAACGGCCTAATAAAATTTGCGTGGATAGCATAGGCATTGGTGCTGGAGTGGTGGATATTTTGCAAGACGAAGACTTGCCAGCCGTTGGCATCAATGTGGCAGAGAGTCCTAGCGTTAGAGCAAGGTACATGAGGCTAAGAGATGAACTTTGGTTTAGGGGCCGCGAATGGTTAGAAAGCCGCGACTGCAAGATGCCAGATGATGGCGATTTAATTGGCGAACTCACAGCCCCAAAATACCAAATGACAGCAAGTGGCAAAATACAAGTTGAGCCAAAGGACAAAACCAAACAGCGCATTGGTGGCTCACCTGACTTAGCTGATGCGTTTCTACTTACCTTTGCAAGCCCAGATCATAGGCCCAGTGAAGAACAATTTTACGAAACCGACTACTTTGAGGATAGCTAAATGTACGGAAAGAAAAAAGGCAAAGGCGGCAAAAAGAAATGACGCAAACAGTGATAAGTTGGCAGAGCGTTGTCTTGGAAGCTGACCGCGATTTCTATGAGAAGTCACGAAGGCCGTGGGTGTACAAGTTTGGCAAGCCAAGCAATGCAACCGATAGTCATGGCCGTGGGCGTTATGTGATCCAAGGCGAGGCCGCACCAAGTCAGCCCAAATGACAGAAAATATTAACGTCTATCGTGACACAGCAAAGATGCCTACGCCTGATGAGGTAAACATGGCATCTAGGGCCGCCGCAACACTTGACAGCCATTACAAGGGTTACAAGTGGCAAGTGGCGTTAAGAGATGGCATTGCTATTGTTCGCAATCAAGCACTATCGCCAGATCATGGCTATTTCATCAATCTCAGCCAAGAGCCTGATTTTGAGAAGGCTGTAATGAGGGCTGGCGGTGAGATATTAGAGCGATCAAAAATAGCACGAAACAGATTTGATTTATCAGCTTACGCCGATGCGGCAGATAAAGCATTTCACAATATTGGTAGCAGACCAGAATAAAGTGAGAAGCCAATGCGTATTACAGATGGTGACGCTGATTCCAAATTGATGGATTACGATGCTGACCAAGACGAAGTAACGATGGATTCAGAAGACGATACCGATTGGCTTGATCTGGCAAAAAACTGTTATGACACTGCGATTGATTATGTGCAGTCTAGCCACAGGGATGACTGGGAACGATCCATCAACCTGTTCAACAACGAACATCCGTCTGGCTCAAAATACAACTCAGACGCATTTAAAAGACGCTCACGGCTCTTTAGGCCAAAAATACGATCTTATATAAGGAAAAACGAAGCAACGACTGCACAGGCGTTTTTTAGCACTCAGGACGTTGTTAATATTTCGCCACAAAATGATAACGATAAACAGCAATTAGCGTCAGCGGCGATTATTCAAGAATTATTAAACTATCGACTGCAAAAAACGATACCATGGTTTCGCACTGTTATTGGGGCAAGACAGACAGCGGACATCTATGGCATCACTGCCGCCAAGATTTATTGGAAATATCAGGAAGCAGAAGACGGCGAACAGCCTGTGATGGATGAAATGGATATGCCAATCATCAATCAGGACGGCGATCTGGAAGTTGAGCCACGCATGGTTGTGGTGGAAGACAGGCCAGCGATAGAACCTATCGAGCCAGAAAATATTTTGTTTGATCCAGCGTCAGATTGGCTAGACCCAGTAAATAGCAGTCCATACCTTATCGTCAGACGGCCAATGTTTGCCATTGATGTTAAGGCGATGATGACAACAGATAACCCGAAAAGCGGTCAGCCAGCTTGGAAAGAGTTGGATGATGCAACGCTGAAAATGGGCCAAGAAATGGACGAAACAAACCTTGATGATGCAAGGCATTTGTTTGATGGGCCAGACAGAACATCTAGCGATGCGCCAATAGACGATTATGAGGTTCTATTTGTGCATGAGAATTTCGTTAAGCGTGGGGAAACGGATTATCAATATTACACACTAGCAACAGCCGCATTGCTTACTGATCCTGTGCCAGTGTCAGAAATCTATCTGCATTGTAAAAACGGTGATCGTCCTGTTGTGGTTGGCTTTAGTAATGTTGAAGCGTTTAAGCCGTATCCATCTAGCCGTGTTGAGATGCTTGGCAGTCTACAGCAAGAGGCAAACGACTTAGCAAACCTACGCATGGACGCATTGAAGTTTAGCCTAACGCCAATGGTTAAGGTGCGGCGTGGCAACAAAGCACTTGTGCCAGCGTTGACGAACAGATCACCAGCTAAAGTTATCACAATGGATGATCCAGCCACAGACGTTGTGGAAATGGCTCCACCACCAGTAAACAGTCAGGCTTATGCGGAGCAAGACCGTATCAATGCAGATTTTGATGATCTGGCTGGCAATTTTAGCGGTGGTTCTGTTAGCAGTAACAGGCGCATGAATGAAACTGTTGGCGGTATGCACTTGCTATCTGGTGAAAGCAACTTGCTAACAGAATATGACTTGCGTGTATTCTCAGAAACGTTTGTTGAGCCTGTGTTACGTCAAATGGTGCATCTAGAGCAAGCGTATGAAACGGACGCTGTGATCTTAGCAATCGCGGCAGAGAAAGCAGACTTGTTTCAAAAGTATGGCATCAACCAGATTACAGACGATCTATTGCAGGGCGAGTTGACAGTAACGGTTAACGTTGGTGTTGGCGGTACTGATCCAATGATGCAGGGCCGCAAGTTCTTGATGGCGATACAATCGTTTCAACAGCTTGTCGCGCCACTTGTGCAAGTTTATGGCCCTAACGTCCTAGAAACATCTGGCGTACAAGAAATAGCAAAAGAGTTATTTGGCAAAGCTGGTTATAAAGACGGTCAACGGTTCTTAAACTTTAAAAATGAGCAAGGTGATGATCCAAGAATTGCCCAGTTGCAAGCGCAGATAGGACAATTAGGACAGGCATTGAAAGCCACACAAGGCCAGCTACAAGACAAGAACCTTGATAGACAAATCAAGATGGCAGAAGCCCAGATGAAGGGCCAGATGGACGTTAAGAAAGCTGAAATGGACGTACAAGGCAAAGCCGCACTTGCAGAGCAAAACTTTAAACTTGATTTAGCAAGGGCGCAGTTGTTACCGACTAAAAACGTCAATGTGATGTAATGGCTGAGTTGCCGCCGCTTGCTCAAGTACAACAAAGGCAATTAGTGCCTTACAATAATGCAGGGCAAGTGCCAATAGCTGGAGTCAATGGCGGTGGTGAACTTGCTACGTTGGCGCAAGCAATTGGGCAAGGAGCCACAAGTATAGCGCAAGGCTTTGAACCGTCCACAATGGCTATGCGGTATCAAAACGCAATGAATTACGCACCTATGAGCAACACAGAGCGTTTGCTTACAATTATGCCAGCCGCCGATATTATTGGTGGCGGTTTTTTGGCAGGGGCAAAAGTTCCACGAAACGCATTAGCTTCTAATGCTGTTAGGCGTGAGGGTGCAGAGACATTGCCAGAAGTTGAAGAAATTATAGCTTATCATGGTTCGCCGCATAACTTTGACAAGTTCCAAATGGATAAACTTGGGACAGGCGAAGGGGCGCAAGCATACGGTCATGGGTTGTATTTCGCTGATTTAGAAAAAGTGGCTGGTGAATATGAAAAAGCATTAACCCCAAGAGATTTAGATTACGAAGAATGGTTAATGGGGAAATACAAACAAGCGGAGAATGCTCAAGATTATAATAGGTTAGATATGTATGAAAGAGCGTTGTTGCACGATAAACCGTCAGATTTTAGAAGCATTGCAGATGATGCAGATTATGATGATGATTACAGAGCGTTGGCATCTGAAGTAGCAGATGAGATTGAAGAATATGGGCCTAAGTTTGGGGCAACGTACAAAGTATCAATCCAATCAAAACTAGATGATATGTTAGATTATGATGCTCCTATTTCTGAACAAAGTGAAAAAGTGCAAAGAGCGTGGGAGAAATTAGCAAAAAGTAAAATAGGGAAAAGGGCCAAGCATGTTTTCACTGATATACAAAATGCTGATGGTACGTTTTCCCCTGTTGGAAATGATTTCTTGCGTGTCTTTTCTGAAGGATTTGAAGACGTAAATAAAATTGATATGACAGATTATAAACAGCATGTTTCAAATTACAGAAAAGCCGCAACCGAATTTTTGAAAAAAGAAGGAATAACAGGCATTAATTATTTGGACGGTAATTCAAGGGGCTTGCCTTACGAAATAAAATTGTCCACTAAACAAGGGCCATATGATACAGAAAAAATCACAGCAAGTTCCAAAAAACAAGCGGAGCAATTAGCCAGCGAGTACAAAGAAAAAGGATTTGGGGCAGAAGTCGTAAAAACTGGCACACATAATTACGTTGTTTTTGATGAAAACCTGATAAAGATTTTAGCCAAATATGGCATTGTTGGCGGTGTAGGGTTAGCCGCCGCAAACGAATTTAGTTCACCAGCACAAGCAGATAGCTACCCTAACTATATGCCGCCACAGGCTCCAGAATTAGACGCTAACCCTGTGCAACCAAGAACAATGCGTCCAAATGAGGCATAATGACAGTTGACGATGATTTACTAGCATTAGCTAAACTTGGTTTAGATGTTGAAGCAGAGTTAAACACACCATTATTTAAATACGTTCTGGGCCGCATGGTAGAGCGTGTAGATGACCTAAAGGACAAGCTGGTAGATTTAGACCCAGAGGAAGAAACATCAAAGATAAGACGCATACAAGCAGAGATACAACGCTTTAGCTGTATGCAAGAAGACATCGAGCAAATCGTTAATGATGGCAGACAGGCGCATCGTGAAATGCTTGACAAGGAACAGATCACCGATCTGTAGGCTGATAGCCTAAACACCAACCCAAGGAAAAAATATGTCAATGGAGGAAACTACCCTCAGTAATGAGGATGTCGAACCAGACGTAAAGGAGTCAGAAACTACGGCTCCTGAGTATGACGTTTCCGCAAATCCAAGAGATGCAATCGAGGATGAATTAGCGGCAAAACGTCTAAACGAAATTGAGAGCGAGTCAGATGGCGAGTTCTCAGAAGCCCAAGATGATGAAGAATTGCAAGCCGATAGCGAAACCGAAAGCCCACCCAGAGATGGACGGCAAGAAGTGCGCGACTCTAAGCCAGCAACAGAATCAAGTTCGACAGGCGATCAATCGCGGAAACTCAAGTTAGTCGTAAATGGCGAAACTAAAGAGTTAACCGAAGCGGAAGTAATAGCCCTAGCGCAGAAATCAGATTCCGCTGACAGACGTTTCCAAGATGCGGCGGCGGCTTTGCGTCAAGCTAATGAAATGAAAGTTCAGCTTGAACAGCAACAGCAAGCACCACAGGAAGCAGTACAGCAACAACCACAACAGGCATCTACCACTGATGATGATGCTCTTGTGCAAGCGTTGATGTATGGCGAGGAAGCTGACGTTAGGAATGTGGTTGCAACATTGCGAAATGGCAATAATGGTCAACAAGCATCCCCCCAACAAATGGCGATGATGGCGGCTAAAATTGCACAGGAGCAACTTGCACAGCAACAGGTACTTGCCAATGCTTTGGAAGAATACCCTGAGGTCAAGAATGATCCGATACTGCAACAAGTTGCAAGTCGGTTCTATTTGGATGAGGTCAAGCAAGACTTAATGAATTTAGGATATACGGAACAACAACTGAATGCCGCTGATGTCAAAGGATGGAATGAGCGTCATGCAGAGGCCAGAAGAAAAAACTATGGCTCCGTTAGATCGTATGACCAACTTTTAAGGACTGCTGGTGCTAAAGCCAGAGATTGGAAAACAGGGGGTTCAGCAACACCAACTGATGGCCTAGCTGAAAAGCAAAGTCGTAAAGCTGGCGTGGCAAAACAACCGCGATCAATTAGTGCGGCAACTCCCAATCGGGGAGAACCTAGACCTCTAACTCAAGCGGATATTATCCGCGAAGAAAGAGAGGCTAGGAATTTGCCAGTTTATTAACGCCAATTTAGGAGGCTACAAAAATGGCTGGACAATTATGGTCTACCAACGCTAAAGGCGGTTATTTGTATGCTGACGAACTGAGTTCAGTTCTACGCATGGAAGTTCGCGCGTCTACGAAATTCCGTCAGTTCTGTGATGCCAAGGATTTTTCTGATAAGGGACTCCACAACGGTAGCAGTGTGACATGGAATGTATACAGCAAGATGGCAACGAAAGGCGCACAGCTTGTTGAAACTACTGCAATGCCAGAGACTAACTTTACCATTGCACAAGCAACCGCAACAGTTACTGAATGGGGCAACACTGTTCCTTTCACCAGCCTTACGGATTACTTTGGTAAACACTCTGTAACGGAAGTCACCAGAAACGTACTTTCACGCGATTGCCGTGAGGTGCTAGACAGTGAAGCAGAGTCAAAATTCAAATTGACTAAGCTAAAATATGTTGCAACTGGTGCGGCCGCTTCAACAGGTACGCTTTACGTCAATGGTACGGCTACTGGTAACAACAACATTGCTCTTAACAAGGCTCACGTTCGTAAGATTAGTGATCTGATGAAAGAGCGTAACATCCCTGCATATCAAAGCGATGATTACATTGCTATTGCAAGGCCAACGACTTTCAGAGACTTGAAAGACGAGCTAGAGCAAATTGACCAATATACCGTTACTGGTTATCGCAAGATTACCAATGGCGAAGTTGGCCGCTTTGAAGCAGTGCGCTTTGTAGAGCAAACTCAAGTCCTAGCTGGTAATGCTAGAGATGCAACTGGCTGGACTACTGGTAAATCTGATTGGTGCTATTTCTTTGGTGCTGATACGGTTGCAGAGGTCATCTCAATGGCTCCAGAAATCAGAGGGAAAATCCCAACTGATTATGGTCGTTCAATGGGTATGGGCTGGTATGCTCTGGAAGGCTTTGGTCTTGTTCATTCCGATGCAACAAACGCTCGAATTGTCGAGTGGGCATCTGCCGCTTAAAGGAGGATTAGCATGGCAATATTAAGACAATCTGGTCGTGGCAAAACCACCATTATGGAGGCTTGCCCACCTGAGAATGCTTCTACTGCTGGCACAATGCCAGATAAAAGCAATATTAAATTTGCTGGAGTTGCTGACAAAACGCCTTATGGCTCTATGGCAACAAAAGCCAAAATGACTTACAGCGGTAAGTAACAGAAAAGGGGCTGGTTAATTCCAGCCCCTGATCTTTTCTAATTTGTTTTTATTTAAAAATTTCTACAAGGTTTTCATCAAAGTATCGATGTACTACTGGTCGAGGGGCAGGTCTTTCAATTTTTTGTTCTCTAAAATTATATAACTCCACTGGGCTTCCATACCCAGCTTTTTCAAAAAAAGCGTTAACAGGAGCAACTGATTCTTTGGCAAGCATATTCCAAACAAAATTGTAAATTTCTTTTCTTGGCATTTTCTTTACGTCTTGCCCATTTACTGGATTAAACCATTGCTTATCTGGATTAGCTTTTTCTAAATATTCTCTAATTTTTTTGTCATCAACTTCAACTGTGTAATGCACATGAATTTTCATATTAATTCCTTTTAATAGAAAGTTTAATGTCGTTTTTATTGGCGGCGTAAAATTCCTCAATTTCATTCCATGTAACTTTACCGCAAGGGTCAGAATGCCCAATGGTTTTTTTGAGCGAACCAAAGTGATTATCGAAAATACAAAAATATTCATCAAACCAAAGTGTTGATCGTCTGTACTGCTTGGCCGCTGTGCTGTGGTGCTTAACTGCATCTTTGAATGTTTCAAAACTAGTCATATCAATCTCCAAAAGGAGGGGCCTAAGCCCCTGTTGGTTAATCATTTTTTAATATCGATCTCCGTAATCCGAAAGACTGGATTCCACTCCCATCAATATCTACTTCATCGGACTCATCCCCTTCCCAGATCGTGTTGCTCCAACGCTTCTCTAACTGGCGAATAATGACGGTGTATATTTCTTCCTCTTCCAGACCTCTTTCTCCAAGCGTATCAAATAATTCTTTTACGCCGTCAAACGCATCCTGTTCTAACGCCCCTACAGAGTACCTTGTCCATTTGCCAAAATTTTTACCGAAAAAAATATCGAGGATATTATTGACGTTATTAAATTTCCAAAAGTGTTCATAAGTTGGGTGTGTCATATCAATCTCCAAAAGGAGGGGCCTAAGCCCCTGTTGGTTAAATACAAAAAAATCCACGCTGTGCAAAGAAGCCCCAGTAAGTGCCGTTCTGTAATCGTGTCATATAATCATTCATCATAAACACAGGGGTATAACGTCCTGATGAGGGCAATTTTACAATTAGGTGTTTCATGCCAATGTTAACGTTATTGAATGTGTCAAAGTCGTTGCCCTCTTTTTCTGCAACGGCAGATGCGCGGTCATAAGTCGCATAAGTTTTTACGCTAGACTTGTTTTCAACAATTCGCGCCTCAATGCGCGGTACTAAATTGCCTAGAAAGTTGCCGCCGATTTCGTTGGTGTTTTCTAAAGTGTTCATATCAATTTCTCCAAATAAATAATCAATAAACAACATATATGCTGTTTCTAGCATACAGTCAAGAGGAAAATGCAAAAAAAAATACAAAATCCAAAATGGTTTTCTGTGCCATTTACTCGCGGTAAAGTGATGCAGATTGGCGGTGATGCCGCGCTGTTTAATCACTGGAAAAAAACAGGTGATGTTAGCATTATAAAAGACGGCGCATTAGATGCTCTGGTTATATGCGGCGAAGAAATACCAGCTAATAATTCACCAGCCGAATGGGAAAGAGTTGTTAAAGCTGACGGCAATATTGTTTTTATAAATTCCGACTCAAACGAAGCGGAGCAAAACGCAAAACATCTCTGGCCTGATATGGTCGTTGCTAAAAAACGATACGGCTTATTGGTGATGAGCAAAAATAAAGAACTGGCTGAAAAGCCAAAACCTAAAAATTCCTGTTTGGTTATTCGATATGGCGCATGGGGCGATCAGATAATTTGCGCTGGTGTATTTCCTTTACTAAAAGAGCAAGGCCACCACATCACATTGAACTGCCAAACACCACAGGACATTATCAACGCAACCAACCCTCATGTTGATGAAATGATGGTGCAAGATCGAGATCAGGTTGATAACGATGATCTGCTAGAATACTGGAATGCGATAGCAACAGAATACGACAAGGTAATTAATTTAAGCGAAAGCATAGAAGGCGAATTATTATTATCGTCTGATAGCGCAAAATTTTTCTGGCCGCAGAGCGCAAGGCATAAATTGTTTAATGCGAACTATATGGAGCGGACACATGATGTTGCTGGCGTTAAACATAATTTTTCTCGATCCGTATTCTATGCAACAAGTGATGAGAGGGCGAAAGCCGAAGAAATACGGCAAAGGTTTAACGCGCCGTTAATCTGCTGGGCAGTAGCTGGTTCTGCCGTCCATAAATGGTATCCGCATATGGGCAAGGTGCTGGCAAAGCTGTTAGCAGAGACAGACGCATATATCATGCTAATGGGCGATGATGAGGCAATCCCATTGCAAGATAGCGCGATTGCAGAAGCACAGGGAATATACGGCGATGTAAGCCGTATAGCGGCTCAATGCGGTACGTTGCCGATGCGTGGGAGCATGGCGATAGCAGATACGGCAGACGTTGTTGTAGGGCCAGAAACAGGGCTTCTAAACGCTGTTGGCAGAAGTAAAAACCATAAGGTTGTGTTGGTTAGCCATAGCGGTAAAGAACAGCTAACGAAACACTGGATTAATGCAAAGGAAATACTGCCAGAGAAAGCCCCATGCTTTCCATGTCACAGGTTGCACTTTTCTTTTGAGCATTGCTCTAAGGACGAAACAACAGGCGCATCACTCTGTAATGCGGTTATTGAGCCAGAAACAATATTTAAGGCTATAAAAAATGGATTACACAAATCTAGTAGCAAGTAAAACGACAGACGGCTCTATACAGAACTGGGTGAACAACGACTCCTTTTCTGCAACGACTGTATTAAGCGAAGCAGAGGATTGGATTTTCCGCAGATTGCGTGTGCGTGAAATGCTGTCAATTGCAACTGGCAATATGGTTGTTGGGCAAGACTATATAGCAGTGCCTAGCAACTTTGTAGCGTCACGCTCATTCTATTACAGTGGCACAGAAAAGGTTGAGATCAAGCACAGCACACTAGATGCGATAGAGGCGGCACGATCCTATGACGCAAGTGGAAACGTTAGCCAAGGCAAGCCAACAACGTTTTATGTTGATAGCACAAATGCCTATTTCCCAATTGCGCCTAACGCAACTTTTCCGTATCGCTGGCGATACTATGCACAGCCCACAGCATTAGGGCCGTCTAATACAACCAATTTTTTGACAAACCAAAGCCCACGCCTATTGCGGTGCATTTGCTTGGCAATGGCGAATGAATTTTTAAAACAGGATAGCGATAAACTGTATTGGTTACGATTAGCAGAGGGCGAGATAGAAACATTGCATGTCGCTGACGATGAAGTGCGTTGGGATTTAGACGTTTCAGTTGTGGTAACATGACATGGCCCAACTTCCTGTTGAGCAAGCAGTCCAAGACCTTGAAAACAAAAAAAGAGACAGGCTCCCAGTCGTTTCAGACTTGGCGGCGCAATCTCTCACAGCGTCAGGCAGTACCGCGACAGATGCCGCTGACATCAACGCAACGCTTGTCCTTATCACAACGGCTGGAAGCGGTAGCGGAGTTAAGTTACCGTTGGCATATGAAGGTAGCTTTATTTGCATACGAAATAGTGGTGCAAATACCGCTACGGTTTATTGCCAAACTAACGAAACAGTAAACGGTTCAGCAACCACAACAATTGCCGCATCGACTAGCAAAATGTTTTTTGCGCCATCACCAACAACTTGGTTTACAATTTAGGAGCAACCAATGGCTTCAACACCATCAGATAGGCTAGGGCTACGGCTCATTGGCACTGGCGATTTTCAAGACACTTGGGGATCAGAATTAAACAGCGACACGCTTAACCTGATAGATGAGGGTATAGCTGGCGTTGAGACAATTGCGCTAAGTGGTGACGTAACGCTTTCGACAACACAGTATGTCAGCAATCAGTCACGCAATAGGGTTTTACGATTTACAAATAATAGCTTGTCTGGAACGCCAACAGTAACGTTGCCATCGACAGAGCGTTTTTACATTATTCATAATGCGCTTGGCGGCACATACGGCATAACGTTTTCAAACGGTTCTGCAACCGTATCAGTGGCGGCAAATATCACCACAGCTTTAATCTGGCAAACTGGGTCTGTTTTATACGGCATTGATCTAGCGACAGGCGCAGACGTTGCCACAGTAGCCCCACAGGTGACAAATGGGAACATAGCGTCAATAGCCGCGCAGATAGCTAATAGCAATATTCCAAACCTTGCGGCATCTGCGGTTATAACTTCTATGAATGCGCTTTCTCCGCAAGCAGTGCGCGATGATATGGCGTTGCTTGCAGTGGCAGATGTAATTGATGATATGGCTTTGTTAGCAGTGCCAGACGTTATTAGTGATATGAATACGCTTGCTGTTCCAGACGTTATTTCCGACATAAATACGTTGGCAACGCCTGATGTGGTTTCCGATCTCAATACGTTAGCAACGCCTGATATTGTCGCAGATATGAATGCGCTGGCGGTTACTGATGTTTTGGCAGATATGGCGGCATTAGCTGAAACAGATGTGCTTGCAGATATGGCAACGTTAGCTGTGCCAGATATAATATCTGACATGAATACGTTGGCAGTGGCAGACGTAATAAGTGACATGAATACGCTGGCAACGGCAGACATCGTTTCTGACATGAATACTTTGGCAAATGCTGACGTAATAAGTGACATGAATACATTAGCTAGTGCAGATATTGTTAATGACATGAATACGCTTGCTGTGCCTGACGTAATAAGTGACATGAACACATTGGCTAGTGCTGACATCGTTAATGACATGAATGTTTTAGGCACTGCCGCAAACGTTACTCATATGGCTACATTGGCTGATATTCAAGACGGCACAGTAGCAACAAACGCAATAACAATCGCCGCAACTAATTCAAATAACATAACCGATTATTCTAAAACATACCTTGGGCCTAAATCATCTGCCCCGACACAACGCAATGATGGTACGGCTTTGCAAGCTGGTGACTTAGTGTTCAGAACAGACACCGACCAGATGCAAGTGAGAAATGCGGCTAACAATGCTTGGGCTACGGTTGCTGTAACAGCCTCAAACTTCCTAACAGTGTCAAATAATCTTTCGGACTTGGCATCAGCATCGACCGCCAGAACCAATTTAAATCTTGGCTCTATTGCCACACAAGCATCAAACAGCGTTTCAATAACAGGCGGTGCAATATCTGGCATTACAGATTTGGCGGTTGCAGACGGCGGTACTGGCGTAGGTACACACACTCAATACGGAGTTCTTGTCGGGGCTGGAACTGGTGCGGTTCATTCAACGGCGGCTGGAACGGCTGGACAAGTTTTAACTGCTCAAGCTGGGGCGAACCCAATCTGGGCAAATGCCGCAAGTGGCTATTCGTTCGCAACCCAGTTTAAATTTAGTTAGGAGCATAAAATGGCAGACAGAATTAAACAGATTGCATTCAAAGAATTTACACCGTCAGAACTACAGGCTGGAACACCTTTTAATGTTCAAACAGGAGCAACTGATGCTTATGTTGTTAAGTCAATTGAGACAACTCAAAAAATTGATACAGCGGAAGGGGCGATAACCGCTACAGCTTCAGTTGGGCTAACGAGTGATTTCAACAATGGAAAATATGTGTCGCTTGGAAATGTTGCTAAACAGGGTAAAGTTGGTCAAACAGGAAATGTTATAGTTGATGCTAATTCAACTTTGAGCATTAGACCAACGGCAAAAACAATTACTTTTAAAGATACTCATATTGAAAGATTAGCATATGTAAGTACTTCAAGCGCAACACAATTAAGGCAAAAAACGCCCACCGTAAACGGTGCATCTGAAGCCGCTGAATCGCCAACAACAGTCGGTACAACTTCGATGGGAACAAACTTTACTGGCGCTAGTTTTACTGGGGCGGTAGCAAATCAATTTATGGTATTTACTGAAAATACAAAATATTCCCCTACCAAAAAATTAGCTATTGCTAAAATTTCAGACGGCAATAGTTCAAATCTAATTAAAATATCTGATTACGATGGGACAACAAACTATATTAATAATACTAATGGTGGCAGTAGACAATTTGATTTTGATGGTCGATTTATTTTCAATAATTGGGGCGGCCAACAGGCAGGTGTTTATGATACCAAAGCCCCAGCTTCAGTTACTATGGCAAATGGATCAACGCAAAGTCGCGCATTAACATCAGGGCCAAATCATTTTTACCTTAGATACACATCTTCGGCTGGCGGTGCTATTACGTTAGGCGGCAACTCAACGTACCCGAGATGCTTTGTTACTTATTTTTCAGATGTTGGAAAACGTTATTTGTTTGTGTCAAATAATTATCAAGATGGGTTTCACTTATTTGAACTTCCAGATTATGATGATAGTGACTCTGGTGGCGGTGCTTATGCTAGCTCGAATGTCGCCGATGTTCCTACGTCTGCCTACTATCAGTTAGGGCATCGTAGCAATAATCAACAACAAAACATGGGGCCAACCCCCAACGGATCAACAAACCACTTTAATGCAAGCTATGTTTTGAACAACTATATGGGTGCTGGAACTGGTCACTCATGGATTATCGGAACGAGCGCGGCAAGCACAACTAAGCGCATATTGATTTTTCAAAATGGTACAAACAGCACTTCAACAAACCGATTATATTTTATGTGGGCTGATTTTGGTACAATAAGCACTACAGACCCAAATCAGGGCGGGGGTCAAAACGAAGCATATAGTATTAGCAAGGCAGAACTGGCGAGTGAATGTGGTTGGGCCACCAGCGCAAGCTGGGCAGACGAAGGTAGCGGTAGACTTGCTTATATTGATGCCGCATCATTTGGCACATTAACAGGATCAGGGGCAAGGTGGGACCCAAATAGCCGATTTGTTCTTGATCAAGACGTTTTATATTTCACAAATCGAATGGCTCACGGCACAGGGGAAGGCCCAGTCGTTGCTTGGAATCTAAAAACAAATGTTGTTACAGCCCCGATTACTTGGGCTGAATATGACGATTCAAGCGGAACTAATTTAGCAAACCCAGATAACAAAAATTGGCATGGCCATATGCAGTATTTGCTAACTCCAACCACAGCAGAGATAAATGCCAGAACTTATACAAAAGCACCAGCATTAACGGTTCGCATATCTGGCGTTCACGAAGACCGCTCATAGGAGATAGCTATGCTGACAGATGGTTTATTCAACAAAGAAATTCCTTCGCCAAGCACTAGTGGAAATGTTTTAACTAGTGATGGAAACCACTGGGTATCTCAAGCGGCGGCTGGTGGCGGTTCAATGAACCTGATCCAAAGCGTTAGTATAAGTGCCGGCGATACAACCGCCACAGTAACAGGAATGAACAGCACCTATGACAGATTTGTTATTATGGGGAGCCAAATAAGAATACAAGGTGGTGCATCACAGATACGAGTAACACGCGAGGTAGGTAGTGCTTACACAATGAGTGCCAGATACAGCCAATTTAATTTTCAAAGCAATACATCAAGTATTTCTAATAGCAATCAAAATGGCTCAGATCAAGCATTTGTTATAATAGGCCAAAGTTTAGATGGCACTAACGCTAATAGTACTACGATGTTTGAATTTCATGTAGATAAACCAAGTGATACGTCTCTTAATAAATTGTATTCTTATAATCTACGCAGTGTTATTGCGACAGACCCCTACTTAAAACAATCCACAGGGGTAATTTACGATCAAACAACCTCTGCTGTTACAGGTATTCGTTTTTATCCAAACACTGGATCATTTTTAGGCGGGGCCATTCGTTTGTACGGCATAAGTAATAGTTAGGGAAATATTATGACAAGATATCATGCGACAGCCAGTGGAAGAAAGGCTTTTACCGAAGAGGAAGAAACAGAGCGAGATGCAGAGGAAGCGCAAGTAATTAAAGAACAGGAAGAATGGGAAGCTGGCGCGAGTGATCGAGCCAAAGCCGAAGTTAGGGCAGAGCGTGACAGCCGTTTAGCATCTACCGATTGGACAGCATCATCAGATCTAAAGATGTCAGACGAAATGAAAGCTTATCGTCAAGCCTTGCGTGATGTTCCAGCCCAAGAAAAATTTCCAGAAGTTACATGGCCTGAGTTTACTGCTTTGCCTCTGGCTCCTGTTGAAGAAACGACAGAAGAAACTACGGAAGAGTCGGAGTAACAGCTTATGCCGTTAGTCGCAATACAGCCACAAGCTGGAACAGTAAAAGACGCATCTGAGTATAGCGTTAGCAGTTATGTGGATAGCGAAAAAATACGGTTTCGATCTGTTCAAGGTGCTGGCGCACAACCGCAAACTATCGGCGGTTGGGAATTAAAATGCACCGACACAGTATTAGGTAAGGTGCGTGGCGCACACCAATGGCGTGACAACCAAAGCAACAGTTACTTAGCTATTGGCAGTCATCGTAAATTAATGGTTGAGCGCGGAGATAACGTTTGGGACATAACTCCTTGCGAGGCTCCAGCATCTTTACCTAACAACCCTGTCAGCGTAACCAATAATGAAACGTCAACAACCATCACAACAACAGGTAGCCATTATCTAACAATTGGCACATTTGTTTATATCACTGGTCTGACGGCAACAGGCGGTGTAACGGTTGGCGGTGGCAGTGGTAGCTTTGCAAGCAATCCGTTTGCTACAACGTCAGGCAGTACCATTGTGCAAGTTACGCTTTCAGCGCATGGTTTAAAGCGTGGTGATTTCGTAACAATAAGCGGTGTCAGTGGCGCACAGAACGGCATACCTGATAGCGAACTGAACGCACAGCATTCTGTTTATGTTACCAGCAGTTCACAGTTTTTTATTGAGATAACAACGCCAGCTACATCTAGCGGAGCAACAGGCGGTACGCCAGCCTATGTTGCTTATAAGCAAGCAGAAGTGGTTACAGTGCCATCTGCCACAACGTTCACGATAACAACGGCGCAGGGCAGTTCTACAGCCACAGGCGGCGGTAACAGCGGCAGTATAATAATAGAATTGGAAGCTGGGTTAGAAAGCAGTACGGCGCAAGCTGGCTACGGTACTGGTAGTTTTGGAATGGGGGTATATGGCAGTGGGGGGGAGATTGCTACTACATATGACGCTCGCATTTGGTGCTTGGAAAACTACGGTGAGGATTTGGTTGCTGTGCCGCGAGGTGGCAGTCTTTACCGTTGGCAGTTAAACAGGAGCCAGAGGGCGGCGGTTAATGCCGCAACCGATTGTCCTACAAAAATTAATTTTATGACGGTAACGCCAGAGCAATATTTAATGCTTGGCGGTTGTGATGACGGCACAGGGTTTGATGGCTTGCTAGTTATCTGGGCGGCGCAAGCACAAGGATTTACAACTGGGGACTGGACAGCAAAGGCAACGAACACTAGCAGATCATTGCGGCTAGGTGCTGGCTCACACATACAGAGCATGATTCCATCATCGTTTGTTACTGTTGTTATGACAGACAGTTCGATGCACCAGCTAAGATTTTTGAAAGATACTGTATTTATCTACAGTCAAGACCTAGTGGCTAACGTTGGCATCATGGGGCCAAACGCTTGGGCGAAAGATAGCCAGACAGGTGGTTTAATGTTTCTGTCAGCTAACTGGCAGTTTTACACTTTTTTAAGTGGTCAGCTTCAAGCAGTGCCTTGTCCTGTGCGTGATTTTATCAGGGATGCCGTTGTCACAGGAACACAGCAAAGCAAGATAGTTGGCACAGGGATCAGTCAATATGGCGAAGGCTGGTTTTTCTACCCAGCTTCAAATCTGGAAGTAAACAAATACGTTATATATAGCTTTCAAACACAAACATGGGCTACAGGAACTTTTAACCGCACTTATGCTTTAGACGGCGCAACGTTTATTTACCCAATAATGTTTGACTACACATACGGCTCAGAGAATGCACAAATCTGGTTGCATGAAAAAGGCAATTCAGCACAAGGCGATGCGTTTGAAAGCTGGATAGAGGCATCACCAGTTGACTTAAATGTTGAGGGCGAAGGCGAGGTTACTATGGATGTTAGCGGGATCGTTCCTGACTTTCAAAGCCTATCCGCTGGCGGTGAATTGTATTTGCTAACGAAAGACAAACCTAATTCAACAGAGGTTGTGAATGGGCCTTTTGCGATTGGCCCAACGACTGAGCGTGTTGATGTAAGAGTGACAGGCCGACAACTAGGTTGGAAATTTGTTCGCAATGGTGCGCCAAATACTTGGAGATTAGGCAAAATGAGATTTGACATAAACGCAAGTGGCGGTAGGAGAAATTAATATGGCACAATACCAAGGTTTACCACCAGTAGATCAAATTATTGGATTTAATACGGCAGGGCCAGCCCCAGTTAACCCTGTTCAAAATCAATTTCAATATTTTACAGATAGTCAGGGAAATCCAATAAGCGCGGTAAATGCTGGGGATGCTACTGCTAATTTTGGTAACTTTGGCGGCAACCCTCTCAATTACGGTCAGACAGCCGCTTACACAGGGCCAAGCGGCCCAACTGATAGCCCAACAATGGCCTCGCCTTTGCCAGCTATAGAGGAAGCGGTTGCATCTGCCGATCCACTTGGGGCATATGACATAGGCGATTTAGTACAATTAAATAACGCCGCACAAAAGGGCCGTCCATACGCTAATGTTGATGTTTTCAAAATGTTTGAGCGAATGGAAGACGGCACATATAACCCGCGAGAAAATGCCAGTGGTGGCGGTGCTTATGCAAACATTATGTATCGCGGCGGTGTGCCTTTGCATCAATCTTTAAAGGAAGATGGCACAGAGTTAGGCAAGCAAGCCGCAATGATGCAAGCCATGAACCAGTTTGAACTTGTTGATGATTTTGTATGATTAGATTAGACGGCGATAGTCTAAGAAAAGCATGGCCTCAACTAAGGCCAATGATTGAAAAAGCCAGAAAAAAATCAGGCTGTACTGATCCTTTTATTATAGAGGATATTTACCACCAGTGCATGATTCAAGATACCTTCTGCTATGTGACAGGTGAAGGCCCACGCATTGATGGCGTTTTATTTCTACGGCCAGTAAATAATTTTGGCGAAAGTGAATTGCATATCTGGATTGGGACATTTCAGCGTCCAGCGCAATTATCAGATCATATAGAATTTGTTGAAGGTTTAGGACGGCATATTAAGGCGAAACGCATAACCTGTTTATCGCCTAGAATGTTTGACAAAATGTGGCCTAATTCCAAGGCCGTTAGTAAGCGATTTGAAAAGGAGTTATAATTATGAGTGGCGGTTCACAGACAACATCATCAACGGTAAAGTTAGACCCGAAATTGCAAGCCTTAGTTGACAATATTTTAGACTATGGTGGGCAAGCTATGGAGCGACCATTCCCAAAATATAACTTGCCACGAATAGCATCGTTCACACCAGATCAATTAGCTGGCTTTGATATGACAAGGCAAAACATTGGAACGTATCAGCCAGCCATGAACCAAGCAATGAACACGATGGCAAGGTTTGCACAAGGGCCACGCATACAAGGCTCTAGCGTACAGAATGGAATGCCTACAACGCAAAGAGCAACGGCTATGCAAATGCCAACGTTGCCGCCATTACCTTAGGGGGGAGTTGCTTAGATGGCAATAGAAGACAATTTTAACCGTCAAAATCTAATAGACAATTTTGATGAGCAAGCCTACCTAGATTTGTACGGCGATGTTGCAACCGCAATAGCTGATCCTAACAATGCTTTCACCATAGCGGCAGATGCAGACGCAGATGGTGACGGTCAAATAACTGGACTCGATCATTATTTGATACATGGGTTTCAAGAGGGGCGGCAAGCACCATTAATCAGCACAACGCCACCACGACCGCCAGTTGTTGATTACACGCCAGCCGCACCACAGCCTGTTTACAGTCCTGATCCAGTGCCAACGGCAGAAACAATTCCATTTGCGCCGCCGCCTTTAGCACCAATAGATATGAATGTTGTTGAGGGTGCTGACTTAGCAGAAAACTATTTTAACCCCTATCAGACAGCCGTTTTAGACGCATACACCGACCAGTTTACTAACGCCTTAAACCAAGCCCAATTATCAAACAATGCGCTTGCTACGGCGGCTGGTGCGTTTGGTGGAAGCGGTCAGGGCGTAGCTTCTGCGCTCACAAACGAAGCGGCTATGCGAACCTATGGGGAAGACGTAGCTAAAATTTTACAGCAGGGTTTTGACACGGCAAATACGTTCGGCGCACAGGACGCAAGCCAGTATAACGATATGACAGGGCTTGGCGCACAGCTTCAATTACAAGGCGCAAGTGTCTTGCCAAGTGCGGCATCTACGCAAACTGATCTGCAAAATAACGATGTTCAGAACTTGTTAAACATAGGCGGCGCACAACAGAATTTAGGGCAACAGAGCCTTGATTTAGCGTATGACGATTTCATCAAAGAATGGCAGTATCCGCTTGATATGCTTGGTTTTGGAGCAAGCCTTGCCTCTGGCGTCCCAACTGGCACGACGACGATTGGCAAAACCCCTCGCGACACGGCTGGTAAAATGTCTGGTGCTGGTAGCATGATGCAAGGCGGTGCGGCACTAGCTGGCAAACCTTGCTGGGTTGCTAGGGCAGTATATGGAGAGCGAAACCCACAATGGTTATTATTTAGAGATTGGTTGTTTAATAACGCTCCTAAGTGGCTGTTAAACACCTACCTTGCTTATGGTGAGCGTGTTGCTGAGTACATAAAAGACAAGCCAAGCATTAAACGCATTATTAAATTCTTTATGGATAAGGTGATTTAACATGGCAATTCGTGTAAATGTGCCACAGCGGCAAGGTGGTCGAGGCTTGCAGATAAATCCAATTCAAGCAAGAGGACGGCAGTTACAAGCGGCGGCTCCAGCCCCACCAAAACAGGATTGGTCAGCCGTTGGCAAAAGCATGATGGGCTTGGCAGACCAAATAAAAGAAAGCCGTCAGAAAGCCAATAGAGCCAAGTTAGTGCAAAGCCTTGTTGCTGGTGATGATGCAACGGAAGCCGATGCGTTTGATGCACCAGCACCAATGACACCAACTATGCAAACAGCAGAGGCAACTGGGTTGATGGCAGAGGCAGATGCTTTCGATGAAACACCAGCACCACCAACGCCTATTGCGCCAGCTACACCAACCCCAAGCGCATTAAGTCAACTTAATATGCCAGATAAAGCAAAAACCATGTTTAAAGAATTGGTTAATTCTGGCGATACTGATGGCGCATATAAAATAGCTATGGCTTTTGCTATGAAGCCCGCAAAAGAATATACGTTGAGCGAAGGACAGCGTGTTACGGACGCAAAAGGCAAGGTAATAGCAGAAGGCGCACCAAAAACTTTTGCGCCAACAAAGTTAACTAAGCCAACAATTCTTTATGACAAAACCTTAAAACAAAATAGAGCCGTCACAGTAGAAGAACAAAGAACAAATCCAACTAACTTTACAAAAGCAAGTGATCCGTCTGCATTAGTAAGCCCTGATGGCACAGTAAATGAAACGGCAGTAGAAGCTGAATCAAAAGTAGCAAGAGCAGGTCGCGCTGGCCCGAAAGAAAAGCAAGATATTGAAATAGCTAAAAATGCGGCTACTGAATTTAAAGATATAAGAGCGCAAGCTAGAGGCGCACGAAAAACTTTTAACCAAATGGTGGGAATAGGTAGTGCATTAGATAGGCTGGCAGATGTTGAAGGCACAACAGGCGTAGGAAGGGAGGAATTATCTAAAGTTAAAAGTTTTTTAAATACTGTTTTAGGCGAAGGAACGTTTGATGAAAGTGTTATTGCCAGCGAGGAATTAGTAATTGTTGAAGGTGGCAAGATCGCAATGACCTTTATTGAGCAAACCAAAGGCGCAATTACAGAGCGTGAAAATGCTATGTTTAAATCTTTTGCGCCAAATTTAACAAAAACCCCACAAGGAAATAGGTTAATAATTGCATACGCAAAAGCGTCAGCAGAGGCGCAAATGGAAGCTAGTAGATTAGCGAGTCAATATAGGGCTGAAAAAGGCACATTTGATGATGGATTTGATGCTTATTTAGAGACTAACATGATTCCATACCAACAACGATTAGATGGTTTGATTGCGGAAGCAAGAAACATGAGTGGCGGCATGACCCCAGCAGAAAGTGCAATGGGCGGCGGCAATAACAATACTAACAATGTTGTAAATAATGCTTTGAGTATTGTACGCCGCAATCAAGTAAATCAATAAATTAAGGAATCTAAACATGGCATTATCGCAACAAGAACAAAGCGATTTAAAAGAATTGTCAGAATGGATTGTTAAACATAAAAAAAACGGTAAAAGTTTAGACAATCCTGATTTTATTCAAGTTGAAAAAGCATTTAACCAACTTTATGATAAGTCGCTTGTTTCAACCCAACCACAACCGCAACAACCAGCGTTACCAGAACAAGGCGTTGAGGCTGGAATGCAACGGTTGCAAGACGCAACAAAAACAGGGGCGAATTATTTAGGCCAAGCGTATGATGCAACCAAGAACTTTTTTACTGGTGATGATGTAACTGAATTTAAAGACGCACCAGAGTTGCCAGCGTTTATGACCCCTAAAGGCGTTTCATCTGCAAGAATGGCTTTAGCTAGGGGCGATCTAGGAAAGTTAGAAATATTAGAGGAATCAACTGGCGAGAATTTTAATTCTAAAGCAGATCAATTTGGAAACATTTACGTTGATATAACGCCTCAACAATCTGAAAAATATGGCATTGAGCCAAGGCGATATTATTTAAACAAAGCTGGCGCATCTGGACAAGATTTTGAAGACTTAACAACAACTGGTGCTATTGAAGGTGCAGTTATGGCTCCGCTTATGAAATTTGGCGGTAAAATTGCTGGGCCAGTTGGGTCTATGTTAATGGCTGGGGTTGGCGGTGCTGGCGGTAGCGTTGTGCAAGACAATCTAGCGGCTGGGGCTGGTTCTAAGCGTGGTATAGATATACAAAATGCGTTGCTTTCTGGTGCTTTTGGGATTGGTGGTGATTTAGCTGGCAGATTGCTTGCCCCTGTTTTTAGGCGGCTTTTTAAATCTAATGATATAACGCCAGAAGGTAGAATCTCTGAGAAAGCGCAAGATACTTTAGACAGGATGGGTGTTGATACTGATCAAGTTACGCCAGAATGGGCAAAACAATTTATAGAAGCACAAAAAGTATTAGATACGCCAGAAGCGGCCGCATATGCTAATGCTGAAAGTTTACCTGTTCCTGTTAAATTAACTCGCGGTGATGTTTCAAGAAATATAGAGGATATGCGAGTAGAACAAAACGCTAGAAGGGGAAATTTAGGCCCAGATGCTGGTGAAATAATGAACAGAGTTAGGACGGAACAAAACGAACAAATTTTAGCAAACCAGCAAGCAATAACAAATCAAATGGGAACTGGTAAAGAGTTAGCCCCAAATCAAGGCGTTGCTAATGTTGGCAAAATATTAGAAGAACAGGCAACAAGGTTGAAGGCAAAAGGTTCAGCCGCATATAAAATTGCTTCTGAGGCTGGCGCAAATTTAAAATCGGCTGGCGTAAAAAACTTTTTAAATACAGCTAAACAAACATTGAAAAAAGAGTTCCCAAGTTCATCACGGCGTAACGAAGTTAATGCTGAAATTAATGAATTGTTAAACGATTTACCGCAAATGGATTTCATCACTAACAAGGCTGGGCAGACAACTGATAATTTTATAGAGGCAAATAGACTTGAAGCATTCCGTCAGGACTTATTGGCTATACAAAGAGGGTTGCCAGAGGGTAGCCCACAAAAACCTGTTTTTGGCAGTTTGATAAATCAATTAGATGATTTTACAGAGGGCGCATTTGACGCAGGGCTTGTAACAGGTGATACAGCCGCTTTAGAAAAATTTAAACAAGCGCGAGGAATTTGGCGTAAGTTAAGAACTAAATATGAAGGTAAAGAAGCAGGTAAAATCTATGACATAATACAAGCGGTTCGCAATGGCGATGCAAACGCAAACGTTGCAAACATTATTTTTGATGCTCAAGCAATTGGAATGAAAAAAGGAGCGTTGCAAGCAGTCAAAAAAATGAAAGAAATATTAGGGGCAGATAGCGAAGCGTTTAAAAATTTAAAAGAGGATGCGGTATTGCGTTTGTTTAATTCTAATACAAAAGGCAATCAATTAGGTCAAAACATGGAAACAATGTTTAGTGGCAATAAATTTGCAACGTCTGTTAATGCGGCGATGAAAGATGCGCCAGAATTAATGAAAGAAATTTTTACAAAAGAAGAATTAGCATTAATAAATCAGTTTAAGAGTGTTACTCAAAGGGCAACAAATCTCCGCAACGAAATAGTCAGCCCTAACTCTGGCGATGCGCCATTGCAGTTTATGAGGGAATTTTTATCAAGAGCGGGAGGGCCATTCGGACGAATAGCGCAAGGGCTAACATCAAAAACTATTGGTGGCCTCACAAGGGCAAGTGACATAAATAAGTTAAATAGAGGCATTGATGTTCCTTTAGCGGTAACGCCAGAACCTAGTGTTCTACCGCCAATTAGTGCTGTGACGGCGGCATCTTCACAACGGCCTGAGAATACTGAAGCCATAAGAAAAAACCAATTAATGCGAGGGTTGTCGCAATAAGGCAGTAAACGCCAAATTTAATATAAATTATTGACAGTATAATACCGCCTATTGTGTGGGCTAAAAACACCGATAGCCAATCTCGCCAGTTTTGCATCCAGAATCATAGCAAGGAAAAGGGGAAAAGCAATGTTTCGTTTTGCTGTTGGATTGCTGTGTTTTCTGTTCGCCCACAACGCAAATGCCCAGCCTATCCAATGTGAAAAATTTGCACAGCTTCATAGCGAGTTGGAAAGCAAGCATGTTGAAAAGCCAATCTGGAAAGGCAAGTCAAAAAGAGGACATATAATTATTATTTATATGGGAGAACATGGCGGCTGGACGGCTTTAATGCTCAAAAACGATCAGATGGCTTGTCCGTTGGATGCTGGGCATAGCGGCAGTTATGCCAAACGTGGCAAGCAAACATGATGACACCAGAGGAGCGCGACAGATTAGCAAAAGCGGAGCAAGCGATTGCAGATATGCGCGAAGATATTTCAGCAATTAGAAAAGACACAACACAGCTTACCAAGGCATTAAATATGAGTCGTGGTGGTTTTTGGGTTGCTCTTAGATTTGGCGGCTTACTAGTTCTCATATCAGGAGCAATCGCATGGCTGATAGAAACAATGAGGTAAATAAGGGCAGTTATCTTAATCACCGTGTTGGGCAGTGGGCCGAATATAAAGCCGCCGCCTTTTTAACTAGGCGCAAATTTGAAGTTTATTTTCATACTGGCGCACAGTCGATTTGCGATTTGGTAGCAATCAAACGCAAAGGTGTACGGCTAATAACGCATTTAATTGAAGTTAAATTTCATTCTTTAGAAACCGAATCAAATCACAAAAATTTACGACCAGATCAAAAAAAGTATGGCGTAAAACTTTTGGTCGTTAGTTCTGACGGCACAATATCCCCTCATTTTGTATTGGAGAAATAATGGAAGTTCAGTTGATTGGCGATAGCTACAAATCACCATCTTCAAATGAAACAACTACGAACGTTTGGACAACAGTTGATGGCGATAATGTTGTCATGCACACGCAAGCACGAAAATTCATTTTAAGCGGCGATCAGGCAGAACAATTAAGTATGTACCTTGCCGCCTGTGTTTTAGATGTAAGGAGAAAGAAAAATGCAAGCAATTTGTGAGTTGTTAGGTACGGCAAAAAAATGGTTTAGCCGCCAACCAAAGATGGCGCAAATAACTATGGTTGCCTTGGTTGCGTTTGCAATAATTGCCTACGCAATGAGTTTCGCAACATGACACCTATTAGGAATGCCGATCTTAATCACGATGGGGTGGTAGACGCTACTGAGTTGGCGGCAGTCGATCAACACAACAAGCTAGAAGCCCAAACAAGGGTAGCAGTAGCAAGTTTCATTATTATGGTAGCATTTGCGGCAGTGTTAATTTCTGGACTTATTCCTGAGTCACGCATTGTTAGCCTTGGCCCATTGATATCAACGTTATTTATAGCCAAAGCTGGTATTGTGGGAGCATGGTACGGCATGACAGGCTATATGTCGCGCAAGTAATGGATATACTTGGTAGCCTTGTTGGTGCGGCATCTGGGGGCTTGCTGGGCGTAGCTGGTTCATTAATTGGCAAGGTAGCTGGTTATTTTGAATTAAAACAAAAGATGGAATTTGAGGAAATTAAAAACCAGCATTCACTTGCGTTAATGGATAAAAAAGCTGAACTGCAAAAAATGGCACAAGATGGTCAGTTTCAGTTAACCAGCTTAGAAACAGATAGCGCAAATCTTATCGGGTCTTACAAGCATGACGCATCATATGGCGAAACATATAAATGGGCATCGTCCCTGTTGCGTTTTGTGCGCCCATTTTTAACTTTTAGCGTCATTGGTGTTTTTGTTTTTGTTTATTACAAAGCCGATGAGTTTGGTGACGTTAACACCATACAGCGTATGTCTAATGAAATTTGTTTTTTAGCCAGCACTTGTTTGTCTTGGTGGTTTGCAGACAGGAGCCGTAAATGAACATAGAAACCGTCAAAGAAATGCTTATTGCAAATGAGGGTATGATTTTGCATTCGTATAAAGATCACCTTGGCCTCGATACGATTGGGGTTGGACGATTGATACATGAGGGCAAAGGCGGCTTAACAGAAGAGGAAGCAAAGTATCTGTTGGAGAATGACATCGGCAGAGTAATAGACAGACTTGATAGAAACTTTCCTTGGTGGCGTGATCTTAGCGAAAACAGACAGCATGTAATGATTGATTTAAGTTTCAATCTAGGAAACCGATTATCCAAATTTGTAAATTTTTTAAGCAGTTTAGAGGCTGGCAATTATGAGGCGGCAAGTGAACATTTACTTGATAGCAAATATGCGCGGCAAGTAACTAACAGGGCGAATAGAAACGCAGAGCTAATTCGTGGGGGATAAGATGGCTGACGCAACATTGCTCGATATTTTTAATGCCATCTGGCCTGTGTTGGTCGCTGTGACGGCGGCGATAGTGCTTTTTGCCAAGGCTTTTAATCGCTTAGACGTATTAGAGGAAAAAGTAAAAACGCTTTTTGATTTGTTTAATGCAATGCGTGATCGAGACAGCAAATGATTTACGTTTATCTTATATCGTGAATTACCACAGACGTTATTACGAAAGAAAAACTTACATCATGGAAAAAGAAATTAATGAGCGTTGTGAGTGTGATTGCGACAATTGCGTAGAGTGTAATTGCGATCCTAATGTTTGCCGTTGCAAGGGCCATATCCCTGTTGACAGTGAAAGCAATCTAAATCAGTCTAAATAAGGCCTTACTAATTTGTCAAATGTAGCAACGTCCATATCACAGTATTTTGCGGCACTTTTTAACTTAATCCAGCGTGGTTGCATTTTTCTGATCCTGATAATGCCAAATGATTTTTAAATGTCTTTCGATGCAATCATTAAAGTATTTATCACTGATTGTTTCTTTTTCTGCCTTTATAATTCGGAATTGCTGGATTTTGCGACCGATCATACAAAGCCGATTTTTCAGTGAGTGATAGCGAGAAATAAGGGCGTGGTTTATCTGGATGCTCTTTTCTTTTAGTCCAGACTTGATGCCAGTCTTCTGTAATTTTAACCGTTGCCATAACATGAGTCCCTTGGTCAAAATCATATCGCGCCTTTCTCAATTTGCCATTTTCTTTTGCTGACCATCCATCTTTTTCTGTTTCAGCTTTTTGGTCAGCCACTAATTTCCATTGATGTTCAACGTTTTTCATAGGCCAGCTATTGCCACCATGCCTTGAAAGATGCCAACTATCGTTAGGCCGCACATCACAACCAGCACAAAAAAATCAATTGTTTTCACGAATCTTTCCTTTCTTTACTACTGCCTCTAATGTTTTCAAATGCCACGCCAAACTTTCCAGCGTAGTTTCATCTGCCTTGCCAATTTCTTTGACAAGTTGTTTCCTCAAATCAAAAAGGGATTTCGTCATCTAATTCATTTGGTGCGCCGTTTATTGGCCCATCATCTAATTTCTTTAATGCTGGCGGCTGATAACTTTCAACGGCGGCATCTGCTTTATTGCCAAGCATCGTTAATTCGCCTCTGTAGCGTTGCAACACAACCTCTGTGGTGTATTTCTCAACGCCGTCTTTGCCAGTCCATTTTCGGGTTTGTAATTGCCCCTCTATGTAAACCGTAGACCCTTTTCTCAAATATTGTTCGGCTGTTCTTCCCAACGCTTCATTAAAGATAACGACACGATGCCATTCTGTTTTTTCGTTGCGCTCACCACTATTTTTATCTTTCCAGATTTCGCTAGTGGCTAACGACAACTGCACAATTTTGCCGCCATCGTCCATTGTGCGTACTTCTGGATCACGCCCTAAATTACCCACCAACGTTACTTTATTTACACTTCCAGCCATTATTTTTTTCCTCTCATAGCCCTTTTAATTTTGGTTTCGTATAAGCCTTTTAACCATTTGGTTTGTTTCATGCTGGCATCCAGCTTTGCACAGCGTTTGACCGCTTCCGTAAATGCTTTGTCTAGATCACGCTTATTTGTTGCGCCGTTTATTGCATTCGCCAAATCAAGATATTGTTCTTCTGTCATTCATTCTGCCGCCTGTGCTGGGATTTGAAATTCTTGTGCAAGTTCTTTAAATTTTGCCACAAATTGCTTTTTGTCATCGTTTGACAAACCAGCAAATTCGCCAGAACCTTTGATAGCTTCTTTATTACTTATTAATGCTTCAAGATTTTGCGCTTGCGACAACTGAGTGCATAGCGTGTCTAATACAGAAATAGGTTTTTGCTCTAATTGTGCCTTAACGGTTTTTGCCTCTGGCGTTGGTTCTGGTTCTTTTATGGCATCGTCTGATCTGCGCTGTGCCGCTTCTGCTTCACTATCAGTTAATGCAATTTCACTTTCAGAATAGAAAAACCCTTGTAAATTTAACGCCTCTAAAATTGCGCGATCTACGGCTCTTTTATATGCCATCATAGCTGGGTAAGCATTTTTGTTATTTGCTGGGTCTGCCTCTGCGACAGAGCAATAGGTTTGCTTGTCTTTAGTTTCCACCATAACAAAACAAATGCTTTTGTTACGTTCTGCAAAAAAATCTAACTTAACACTTTCTGGCACGACTCTAATTTGCTGTAAGCCAGCAATCTGTTTTAAATATTTGTGTTTGACTATGTTCATGCCGCTTTGTTTGTGGTTCCAAGTGGCCTCTCTAATATCAACGCTGTCAGGCAAATATTGTTGTAGCCGCGCATCTGCACTGCTTAATGGTGTGTTTTTAGCCATGCCGCACCTTTGCTTTCTTTTCCTTAAACATTATGTGACCAGCACGATTGCGCTCCATCCAAAGGGTTGCACAGCCAGCCCTTTGCGCGGTTTCTGGCATAAATGCTTTTGCATTTTTTTTCACAATTTCATGCGCTGTGTGGTCAATTTTTGTTTTTAAATATTCCTCACGAAAAACAGACCATTCAATAGCAGTGTTTGATCCAAAATTGTCCTCATTGGATTCATCCCAATCTAGGATTTCTGTGGCCGCAACTTTTTGCTTGGTGATTTCTTCTGCCGCTGTGTGCGGTGGCTCAATATCATTTATTACAAAATGAACATATTGTTGAAGCTCTTTGAATATTTCCATTTGCCGTAATGGTTGGGCTTCAATTTCTATTTTATCCCAATATGAATTTCCGTATATTACAGACAATTCAGATCGTTTGACTTCAACGCCTAACGCTGATGATGCGGCAAACATTTGCATTTGCATTTGTGGCTCATAACGCTCAATGAACTTGTTGCGGTTAAAGCCGCCAGAATAGTTGTTAATGTTAGTATGCTTGCAGTCTACCAGCACGATTTCAGCGGTTGTAGGATCAGCATAAACCCTGTCAGGGTGCGTGTTTAACCAAGGATAGTTACGGTGCTGAAACTCAATTTCTGGCTTATCCCTCCAGATTTTTTTCCATTGCGTCATGTCAGCAAATTCAATGCCTGTTTGTTTTTCATACCAACTTGCATTAAACTCTTCTGTAAACGATCCTAATTGTACCGCCAATTTATTTGACAAATCCTCTGGCTGTTGACGGCCTGTGTCTACTAACCATTCTTGGTACATTCCATTGTCTTTGTGGTAATGTATTGCCGCATATTTTGTCGCGCCTACCGTAAAATTTTTAGGCGTTTCAATGCGCTCAAAAGGGCCAAGCATCACAGATACCCTTTTAGCTGTAGGTATCGAGTGCTTTCTTTATCCATGCCAACTTGTTTTAATTTGTGAGCAACACAGTGAGCGTCATTCCAGCTTTCATAACTGCCGTTGTTTTTGTGCAGTTGGTCTAAATCCGCTTTATCATTGCCAGCTAACCAAGCATCTGTAAGTGTTTTTTGCATAAAAAGACTCCAAAAATTGATATATACACATTGGAGTCTAAATTACATGATGTAATTTTGCAAACAAAATAATAATTACAGATCAGTTTTTTTCTTTAAAAAAAAGGTCGATTTCTCTTTCGATAATAGCTAAACGCTCTAATGTCCAATTATCAGGAGCGTCATTTTTGAGGTCAGCTATAGCGTTTTTGAGATTTTCAGACATGCAATATTCCTTTCCGAATCATAGATTACGACAGGAAATAAAAATGGTTTGGCACAAGTGAAATTTCTGCCGCTACTTGCGTTTGGGATAAATCGTGAGTACGCCGCAATCTATATAAGCGAACACCTGTTGATTTATTTATCTCTTGAATCTGTTGAGTTATCTGGTCTTTGGTTAGCATTTTGCCCCCTCTTGATTCTGCTTAAATTACTTTCTGTAATTTGTAAATAAAAAAATGCTTGGCAAATGTTCCGTGATGTAATAATCAATATGTATGGAATCATTAAATACATCATGTAATAATGGGCTGGCTAATAAGGTGGTTAAGGAGTTAGGCGGCGTAACTGCGCTGGCAAAACTTATGTCTTTAAGTCAGTCAGCGGTTAGTCATTGGCTGGTTCGCGGTGTTCCAAAAAATTACATGGTGAGAAACAAGTTAGCAGAATTATTGGAAAAAAAATTAGTTAATCCTGACCGTTTAATTAAGGAATTGCGCGATGGCTAAAAGCAAAGCGGCGCGGCTTGGATATGCTGACGAAATGAAAGTGCGTGACCAGCTTATTGCATTTGGCATAGATGCGGTTCGGGTAGATCGTAGGTTGGGCCAATTAGGTGCAGACCAATCTTGTGATTTGCTTTTGAAATATCCCAATGGTCAGGAAAAGCCTCTTGAGCAAAAGCGAGTCAAAGGCGGTTTTAAGACTATTAGAAAATGGTTGGACGGTGCGCCGTCTGGTGCGTTGCTGACGGTGACTGAACCCAACAAGCCGACATTGATTATATCAACCTTAGATACGCATGGGGATTTGATAAAATGATATTTGCCATTCGTGATCTCAGAGGCGTGACGGCAACGGAAAAGCTGGTGTTGTTTGCATTGGCTTCACACCTTCCTAACATTCGAGTTGGACAGACACGATTGGCAGAAGAAACAGGGGTTAGTAGAGAAACAATAAGCCGTTGTATTCGAGCGTTGGTTGCAAAGAAAATTATAGAAAAAGATGAAGGCAAAAATCGAATTTTAACTATTAAATTTTTGCTACAGCAAGACGGTAGGGTTGTGACAGAGGATCACAATGGTTGTGACACAGGATCACAACTAGTTGTGACAGAGGATCACATAAAGAATCAATTAAAGATTCAAGATAAGAATATAAATAAAAAACAAAAAAATTATTTAGAAGAATTTGACCAGTTTTACAAAAAGTATCCAGAAAAAAAGGGCGATAAAGCATTAGCAAAAAATCGGTTTATACAAGCTAGAAAATCTGGAGCTACTTTTGAAAAAATTATGCACGATTTGGAATGTTACATAAGCACCAAGCCAGAATGGAAAAGTTGGGCATATTGCCCCTCATGGTTCAAGCAGATGATGGAAGACAAAAAATGGAGAGAAGAGATTTATGCAAATGTCAAATTTGACAAGCAACTTAACGCTATCGAAACATTAAAAAAATCTTGGCAGAATAGATCGGCAAATATGACAGAAACCTCTTTAGTAATTGAACAAAGAAGAATTGATGCGGCTTGGAAAGAGGCAACTGATGAACAGAAACAGGAGTTAAGAGAACTAGCCCCAGAAGGCGTAAATCTCCCAAAGTTTGAATCGACAGTCGTGCATTTTAAAACAACCCCAAGCATGAGGGCTGTTCAATGAGGGTAAATATTTTTCCAGCGGTAGGAAAAGAACAGGCAAGGTTAAGGGTTTACATTTTTAACATTGCAAAACCAATTGTTGATATGCCGTTGCCGCAAAATACGATAGCACGATTGATAAAAGAATTGGCGGCAGAAATAAAACCTGTTGAGGAAGAAAAGCAGGACAAACAAATTTACACAACAATTTCAGATCAGCAAGTTTTCGACAAATTTAAAGAGTTGGTGGCGCAAGAATTTGACATAGAGAAACCTGACATAATGGGCAAAAGAAGGCATAGAGATTTTGTTATTCCAAGACATGTTTTAACCTATCTTGCTGAAGAATTTTGCATAGGCTGGTCGATACCTACTATTGGCAGAAAAATGAATAGAGATCATACAACTATTCTTTATTCGGTTAATAAAATTAAAGAACAGCTACAAATAGACCACCATCTAAATGAGCG